AATAACAACCTACATTTAAGATTATAATGCCATGCCTAAGAAGAAGACGGAACATTATGTTAACAACAAGGAGTTGCTTGAAGCACTAATTGTCTACAGGGCAAAAGTTGCTGATAGTTTCAAAGAAAATAACGACGGTAGAGAACCTACTAAAGCAGATAGATCACAGCGTTGGATTGGAAAACCACAAATCACCAATTATCTCGGTGATTGTTTTTTGAAAATTGCTACTCACCTTTCATATAAACCAAACTTTGTGAATTACATGTTTCGTGAAGACATGATTTCCGATGGTATTGAAAATTGTGTTCAATACATTCATAATTTTGATCCAGAGAAATCTAAGAATCCCTTTGCTTATTTTACGCAAATCATTCATTACGCTTTTTTGCGTCGTATTCAGAAAGAAAAGAAACAACTTGATATTAAAACTAAAATTATTGAGCGAACTGGATTTGATGAAGTTATGATGGTTGACGATAGCTTGCTTTCTGGTAGTAGTTCGGAGTATAATACGATCAAGGATAATATTCAGTATAAGACTAATAGATGAAAATTGCGATTATCACTGATACTCATTATGGTGCTAGAAAGGGTTCTAAGCACCTTCATGACTACTTTGAGAAGTTCTATGATGATGTGTTCTTTCCGACCTTAGAGGAGCAAGGAATCACAACTGTGGTTCACATGGGTGATGCTTTTGATAGTCGCAAGTCAATTGATTATCAAAGTCTTGAATGGTCGAAGAGAGTTGTGTTTGAGAGACTCAAAAACTACGATGTTCACATGATTGTAGGAAATCATGATTGTTATTATAAGAATACCAATAATGTAAACTCTCCAGAACTTCTTCTACAGACTTATAATAATATTAAAACTTACAATAAAGTCACTGAAGTATTTCTAGATAAAACTAAAGTATTGTTTATTCCTTGGATCAATGCAGAAAACTTTGAGAATACTGTCAAGGTTGTCAAAACTACTGATAGCATATGTGCGATGGGGCACCTTGAGCTCAACGGATTCAGAGCGCATCGTGGACACGTCATGGAAGATGGTATGGCGTGCGACTTATTTGACAAGTTCGACAAAGTGTTTTCAGGACACTACCATACACGGTCAGACAACGGAAAAATCTTCTACTTAGGAAATCCTTATGAGATGTTCTGGAATGATGTGAATGATACAAGAGGATTTCATATCTTTGATACGGATACCCTCACTCATACCCCAGTTAATAATCCTTATAAATTATTTTATAATATCTATTATGAGGATACTAATCATAAACTCTTCAATGCAACTGAATACGAGAACAAGATTGTAAAGGTTATTGTTCGTAAAAAAACAAAACCCAAAGATTTTGAAAAGTTTATTGATAAGTTGTATTCTATTGGCGTCCAAGATCTAAAAATCATTGAAAACTTTGATATTCAAGAAAATGAAGATTTTGAAATAGGAGAGGAAGAAAATACTCTTTCAATTCTAAGTCGTTATATTGATGAATCTGAAACACAATATGATAAAAATATTATTAAAAATATTTTTCAAGAACTCTATAAACAAGCTTGCGAGGTAGAATAAAATGTATCTCCTCACTCTCAAAGAAAGTAAAGATGAGGGTGCTTATGCCGTGCAGGATAAGTATGGAGATAAGGTTCTTTTTCTTTTTGAGGAGGAAGATGATGCCGTTCGTTATGCTATGATGCTTGAAGAGCAAGAAGAACAAACTATGGATGTTGTTGAGGTTGACGATGAACTTGCTATAAAAACTTGTAAAATACACAGTTACAAATATACTGTAATTACTTCTGATGACATTGTGATTCCCCCCAAGAATGATAACTTTTAAAAATATTAAGTACAAGAATTTTTTAAGTACTGGAAATAATTGGACTGAGATTGACTTTCAACAATATAATACAAACCTCATCATTGGAACGAATGGTGCGGGAAAAAGTTCTATGTTGGATGCACTTACCTTTGTATTGTTTAATAAACCATTTCGCAAAATTAATAAACCACAACTAATCAATACCACAAATGAGAGGGATTGTTTGGTTGAGATTGAGTTCTCTGTGAATAGTCGTGATTATTTGGTTCGTCGTGGAATTAAACCAAATGTATTTGATATTGAGGTGAATGGTAATCCACTTCATAAGGAAGCAGATGATCGTGCCAATCAACGCATTCTTGAAGAGAGTATTCTCAAGGTAAATTATAAGTCATTTACACAAATTGTAATCTTAGGTAGCAGCACCTTTGTGCCTTTCATGCAACTCACAACTTCTAATCGTCGTGAAGTGATTGAAGATTTGTTAGACATTCGCATCTTCTCTGCGATGAATAATTTGGTTAAAGAAAAACTTAGGATAATGAGGGATCAATCCAAATCTTTAGATCTGAAAAAAGATAATGTCAGAGATAAGATTGGGATGCAGGAAAACTTTATTAGCGAACTTGAAGAAAGGGGAAATGCCAATATAAATGCAAACCAAGAAAAAATTAATTCTTTGGATGCAGAAGTTCTTTCCTATATGAAAGAGAATTCTATCCTTGAAGAAAATGTATTTAAGTTTATTAAGGAACAAGAAACTGTCATTGGAGCAGGAGAAAAATTAGTAAAACTAAACAATCTTAAAGGAAAACTCTCTCAAAAAGTAGGCACAATTACCAAAGAACATAAGTTTTTCACCGAAAATACGGTTTGTCCTACTTGCACTCAGGACATAGAAGAGGAGTTTAGGTTAAATAAGATTGTAGACGTTCAAAATAGAGCAAAAGAACTTCAGAGTGGTTATCAAGAACTGGAAACCACCATTAAGTTTGAACAAGAAAAAGAACGTCAATTCAACTCACTATCTAAGGAGATTACTAAACTCAATAATGGCATTTCTCAAAACAATACTAGAGTATCTGGATGTCAACGACAAATCCGAGATTTGGAATCGGAAATTCAGAGACTTACCCAGCAAGTTGCAAATAGAAATACTGAACATGAGAAGTTAGCAGAGTTTAAAGTAACCCTCCAAAATACAATTGAAGACCTGTCTGATAAAAGGATTGAAATGTCAAATTATGACTTTGCATATTCATTGCTTAAAGATGACGGTGTAAAAACAAAAATCATTAAAAAATATATTCCTTTCATTAATCAACAGGTTAATCGTTATCTGCAGATGATGGATTTCTATATTAACTTCAATTTGGATGGTGAATTTAATGAGACAGTAAAATCGCCAATTCATGAAGATTTTTCTTATGCTTCTTTCAGTGAGGGTGAGAAAATGAGAATTGATCTAGCACTTCTTTTCACATGGAGAGAAGTTGCCCGTGTTAAGAATTCTGTAAATACGAATCTTTTAATTATGGACGAAGTATTTGATTCTTCACTTGATGGATTTGGCACAGAAGAATTTCTTAAAATTATTAAATATGTCATTAAGGGTGCTAACATTTTTGTAATATCTCATAAATCAGATTTGCATGATAAATTTGACAATGTAATAAAATTTGATAAGATAAAGGGGTTCAGTAGAAAGGTATCATGAACTGGAGAGAAGAATATAAGAAGATGAAGAAACTGTCTTTGAGGGAAATGGAACTTCTCAAAAACGGACCAGATAGTCTGGCATCTTCTTGGAGACTTCAATCCATGTATAATAACTGGAAACGTATCAAAGGTATTTCTGATGACAACACCTAATTGGCAACATCACTCCAAGAAAGAACGGAAACGTACTCTCAAACCTCAGGCACTGAGGTCTAGTAGAGAAGCACTCAGACAATTTAAGAAGTGTCACATGAACCCGTTCAAGAAGCGGGTTTCGTCGTATTATGAGTCCATACGAACGAACTTCAATGACCGTTTCTCACGAGATTAAATCTCAACTGGCCAAACTACTGGCAACCGAAGATTTAATTGTAGAGCACAAGAATGTTGAAACTGCTTGCTTCAACGTCCATACTCGGGTTCTGACGCTTCCAATGTGGGAAAAGGCAAGTAATAGTGTTTATGATATGTTAGTGGGTCATGAGGTGGGACATGCACTTTATACGCCTGATAGAGATTGGTTTTTGGAACTAAAGATTCCTCCACAGTTTGTGAATGTGGTTGAAGATGTCCGCATTGAAAAACTTATAAAACGTAGGTATGCGGGTATTGGCAAAACATTCTATCGTGGTTACCAGGAACTTGCCGATCAAGATTTTTTTCAGATTGCTAATGAAAATGTCAATCTTATGAATCTTGCTGACAAAGCAAATCTATATTTTAAGATTGGAAATTTTACGAACATTTCTTTTACTGAAGAGGAGATGGCAATCATTCGTATAATTGATGGTTGTGAGGATTTTGATGATACTCTATTTGCAGCAGAGGTTCTGTATAAATTTTGTAAAAAAGAACAAGAAAAAGAACAAGATACTAATATTGATAATCAAAATGGTCAACAATCTGATGATGGAGATTCTACTGAAGAATCTGAATCCGGAGATTCCGAAGAAGGAGATTCGGCAGACTTAGAAACTCCTTCATATGAGCAGAAGGGGGGAGATGTTGGTAATGAAACTTTGAATGATGAACCAGAAGTCTCTACTGCAACTAATCTAGAAGATGCACTTAAACAACTCATAGATCATAGTGGATTTGAAAATGTCTATTTGGAGTTTCCTAAACTTGACTTAAAAAAAGTTGTCGTTCCCAATTCTAAGATTCATGAACTTTGTGCAGAGAACTGGAAATCTTATGCGGAAAACGAGAATGAATATGGAAAATCATTTCCATTAAGTTTCAGTATTTCTAAGGTCGATCAACAATATTCTAAATTCAAACGTTCTGCTCAGAAAGAAGTTAGTTATTTGGTAAAGGAGTTTGAATGTAAGAAAGCAGCAGATGCTTATTCTCGTGCTTCTACATCTCGCACTGGCATTTTAGATTGCTCTAAACTTCATACCTACAAATATAACGAAGACCTCTTTAAAAAAATTACTACCATTCCCGATGGTAAAAATCATGGTCTGGTATTTGTTCTGGATTGGAGTGGTTCTATGGGTAATGTTTTACTTGATACTATGAAACAACTTTTTAATCTGGTTTGGTTTTGTAAGAAAGTAAATATTCCATTTGAAGTGTATGCATTCACTAATGATTATCCTTTAATGGATGAGGTAACAGGTCATAGGGAAATTTCTTATGAGAAAAAACCTGGTCTTGTTTATGTTCCTGAATGGTTTTCTATGATGAATTTTCTTACCAGTAAGGTAAATGGAAAAGTTCTAGATGAGCAAATGAAAAATATTTTCAGAATTGCATATAGTCATGATTATCATTGTTCTTTTAGAGCTCCTGTTGGTTTGGGACTCTCTGGAACTCCCTTGAATGAGGCAATGATTTCTCTCCATCAAATCCTACCAAAATTTAAAGAAGAGCATAAACTTCAAAAAGTTCAGTGTGTCGTTTTGACTGATGGAGAGGGATGTTCTTTAAGATATCATCGTCAGATTGATCGCGGATATGTCGATGGTCCTTTTCTTGGGACTGGTACTATTGGACATAGGTGCGTTTTGAGAGATAGGGGAACTGGAAATACATATACCTTCAGTGATGAATGGGACGAAATGACTGATGTTCTTCTTCGCAACCTAAGGGATAATTTTGTTGATATAAATTTCATCGGTATTCGTATTCTTCAATCCCGTGATGCCAAATCGTTTATGCGTAAGTACTATAAATTTTATTCTGAGGAATTTCGTAAACTAGAAAGTGTATGGAAAAAAAGAAAATCTTTTACAATTAAAACTTCTGGATATCACAGTTATTTTGGTTTATCATCTTCTGCCTTAAATAGTGATGATGAATTTGAAGTGAATGAAGACGCAACCAAAACTCAGATTAAGAGTGCGTTTGCAAAATCTCTCAACTCCAAAAAAATGAATAAGAAGATTCTTGGTGAGTTTATTTCTTTGGTGGCATAACCATAGACACTTAATTAAGTGTCTGTCAAATGAAATTCAAAGCAATTTTCGACTATAATAACTTCAGTCAAACAAAACAACCAATGTCTCTGACCACCGACTACATTCGTACCTCTCTTCAAAATTTGTATGGTGAGTCTGTAACCTCTGCCGACATTCGTGCATGGTGTATGATGAATGATTCTAATTATCAAACTGTAACTAAAAAACTTTCTGAGTGTAAAGTTGGTCGTGGTAAATGGAATCTTGAATTGACAAAAGAAACCGTGGATGAATTGGAAGTATCTTACAGTTCTCCTGCAGCATTGCCTGCCATTGAACAAAACCTTATTCCTCGGAAAGATGATACTTTCGTCCAGTTTGGTAACTTTAGTGATATTAAAAAAATTATTCAGTCCAATCTTTTTTATCCGACATTTATTACTGGACTCTCGGGTAATGGTAAAACTCTTTCGGTGGAGCAAGCATGTGCTCAAACAAAACGAGAACTTATCCGCGTAAACATTACTATTGAAACTGATGAAGACGATCTTATTGGCGGTTTTCGCCTTGTTAATGGTGCAACCGTCTGGCACAATGGCCCGGTTATTGAAGCACTCCAGCGAGGAGCTATCCTGCTCCTTGACGAGATCGACCTTGCCTCTAATAAAATTCTCTGTCTTCAGTCTATCCTTGAAGGAAATGGAGTCTTTCTCAAGAAAATTGGGCAGTTTGTCCGTCCCAGTGCAGGTTTCAACGTCATCGCAACCGCAAACACTAAAGGTAAAGGTAGCGACGACGGACGATTCATTGGAACTAACGTGCTCAATGAAGCATTCCTTGAGCGATTCCCTGTGACTTTTGAGCAGGAGTATCCTACTCCTTCTAATGAGGTAAAGATTCTTTTAGGTGTTGCTGCTTCTGTTGGTAAGCACGATGAAGACTTCTGTAGGAGACTCGTAGATTGGGCTGACATTATTCGTAAGACTTTCTATGATGGTGGTATTGAAGAAATTATCAGTACTCGTAGATTGGTTCACATTATCCATGCATATTCAATCTTCGGTAAGAAGGAAAAAGCAATTCAAGTTTGTGTGAATCGTTTTGATGATGAAACCAAACAGGCATTCCTAGAATTGTATGATAAAGTGGATGCTGATTTTGAAATGCCTGCAGAAACCGATCGCATTTATGTGATTGACGGCGGAGCAAATATTTGATATAATAAATTATGACTAATTCTTGGTCCATGCTCTATGATGAAATTTTGAAAATGGATGAAAACACTTTGAACATAGGTACTCACCTTCGAGGTGCCGAAGGTGATGACCACATTTCTTTAAATATGTCTAAAAATAGTAATAGTCGATATAAGTATAGTGAAGAAAAAATTCTTAAGGAACTAACTGACTATATTGTTAGAACATATGATCAGCATTATTCTGCTGGTGATGACAGGATTCAAACACTTGATCTGATTGAAGCATGTGGTGATGGTGAAGCATTTTGCCGATCTAATATTCTCAAGTATGCTTCTCGTTATGATAGGAAAGGCACCGCCCGACGTGACATTATGAAGATTCTGCATTATGCTGTTCTTCTGATGCACTTCAATGATAAGAATGCTGAGAAAGAGAATTACAATCAATGACCATGAAATTACGCGAACGCACTATGAAACTAAGTGATTCAACTCTGTCCATCCTGAGAAACTTTGCAGGAATTAACAACTCAATTCTTGTAAAGAGAGGTAATCGTCTTCGCACAATTTCTGTTGCCAAGAACATTTTGGCAGAAGCAAATCTTGATGAAGATTTTCCTTCAGACTTTGCACTCTATGACCTCAATCAATTTCTCAATGTAAATAACAGTCTTTTCAGAAATCCTGAATTGGATTTTACTGATAATGGTTATGTTGTTATTAGTGAAGGTAAGTCTAAACAAACCTTTTTCTTTGCCGATCCAAATGTAATTGTTACTCCTCCCGATAAGGAAATTACTCTTCCCACTGAAGATGTTTGTTTTGAACTGAGCACAGAACAACTAGACAAACTGCTTAAAGCAGCTGCCATCAATCAACTACCTGATTTTTCTGCGATTGGTAGGAATGGTAAAGTGACTTTGGTTGTTCGTGATAAGAAGAACGATACTTCTAACAACTTTAATATTGTTGTCGGAGAAACTAGTTCTGAATTCGCATTCAACTTTAAAGTGGAGAACATCAAGATTCTTCCAGGAACCTATGATGTGGTTGTCTCGCAAAAACTTTTGTCACGATTCACCTCTAAAAATCATGATCTGACTTATTATATTGCTCTGGAACCTGATTCTACTTTCGAGTGATATGAACATCTTTGTTACTTCTCCTGACCCCTGGGAGTGTGCTAGGGTCCTCCCTGACAAGCATATTGTCAAGATGCCTTTGGAGACCTGTCAGATGCTTGCTATTGTATGCTCTGACAAATGGGGTCATAACTTTGGCACTCTTCCTAGAGCAGATGGCAGTGCCTATGCTACTGAGAAGGGTGCATTTCGCAATCATCCCTGTACTAAATGGGCGAATGAATTTGTGACCAATTGGCAGTGGTTACTTGCTCATGGACTTGCTATGTGTGAAGAGTACACTGCTCGTTATGGTAAGGTTCATACATGTCAGAAGACTCTTCTAGCAGCAAAGGAGATACTTCCTACCGCAGATCCGCAAGGTCGCAGTGGAAAGGATACAACACCCTTTGTATTTGCGGGACCTGATGAATTCAAGTATGATACTAGCATTGATATTTTCACTGCTTACAAGATGTATATTGCATCTAAACCATGGGTAAA